AATTACGTGAGGGATATGGACACATCCCAAAACCTCAAGCAAGAAAGATTAAAATCTATTTGTATGGCATCCTAGAGGATGCCTGGAAGTATAGTTATGACCGAAAACCAGGACGCCGAAAAAAGAAAACTAAATAATCAGGAACCCCATATAAATCGGGGAGTAGAATTACTACTAAGAAACAGGAGGAAGCAAGAACCACCGAAGACTTTCCAGGTGAAGTTTGGAAAAATGGTTTCCTTCCTCCGAAGAGAAATTGTTTTTCATTTTAACTTCTACTTGGATATTAGAAAAAAGTAGGAGAAGGGCAATGTTAGCAGTAACTCTCACCATAGGAACGTTGGTATCGATCATGTTCTTTTTTGTTGGAGGTATGGTAGGATGGTTAGCAAAGGAGCATGTTTATCAGACTCAACCTGTTTATACCCATCCAGAAATGTTTGATGAAAATGGAAATTTGATCCCTGACCAAGTAATTGCATTTAATTTTGAAAATTATGACAACGAATACGATGACGAAGAAAGTTAAACTTGCATCAAATCCCTTCTTATATGAGATCTTTGAACTTGCATCCAAGCAAAGATCAAAGGCAAAGAAAGTGGAAGTTTTGCAAGAATATGCACATGATTCTGTAAAGGCTGTTTTGATTTGGAACTTTGATGAAACTGTTATCTCAATGGTTCCTGAAGGAGAAGTTCCATATGGAGACATTGAAGATCAATCTGTTTACAGCGGAAGTTTATCTGAAAACTTAGATCGGGAAATGAGGGGTGGAGAATCTGCAACTGGACAAGATCTAGATGGTAGAGGCAAAACTTCTCTCCGTAGAGAATGGAAGAATCTTTATCATTACATAAAAGGTGGTAATGATTCATTGAACAAAACCCGCAGAGAAATGATGTTTATCAATCTTCTGCGAGGATTACATCCTAAAGAGGCTCAGATTCTTATTCTTGTTAAAGATAAACTTCTACAATCTAAATATAAATTAACAAAAGATGTAGTGAGCGAAGCATATCCTGATATTACTTGGGGTGGCCGTTCATGACAGTAGCAGTAGAACAGGAGCAAGAACAGATGAACGGAGAGGATCCTGGAAATATTATCAACCCCTCCACATACGGATGCCAGATTCTGCAAGAGAAGACTACATTAGAGCAGGCAAATGATAAATCTTTACCCAACGATGCCAGATTAATTTGGTATGTTGTTGATGGCACAGAGTACGTTGACCTGACTAGGTGTAAGAAGACATCACAACTCTTTGACATGTATTATGATAAGTACGGTCCTGGTGCTGTCAAAAAGATTGATTTTGGATATGGGCAAATGAGTCCTAAACTTTGGGGTGCTAAACCCAAGAAGGAGGGAAAGAAAAAATGAGTGATGGATTCGATGTTAAGGTTGAGATGCCAAGAGAAGACATTGATAAACTTCTGAAGAAATACAAAGGTCTAAAGAAGTATCAAAAATCTAACCTCTTCGCAATCAAAACTATTGACGGCACCGAAGATGTGATCAGTAAAATGGTACAAGAAGTTGAAGATGATCCTATTTGATTAATGAAAAATGAACTACTACAAACCTTATACTCCTGAGTGGCATCGATTAAGATACCTGAAAGAAGCAATAGATCTCTACTTTGATGATTATGCTTCCACTGAGACTATTCTGAATGACATTGATACTATCCTCAATGCTCGATCTGAAACTGCTTTAGATGAGTACACTAGAGTTACAGATTTACAGAAAAAACTGCAAAACTAAAAATGCTTTCTACCGCTTACAGACTTCGCCTTGAATCTATTTGTAGATGCATCGCGAATAAAGAACAAGTCCCGTTAGAAGATATGATCTGGGCAGAGAAACTTGCCAAGGCACATACTACTGCTAGGGATTGGTTGAATAAAGCAAGGCGTCATGCTGCTCAGGATATTGAGGAAGGTAGTATGGATGATTTTATGAATAAGATGGGATTAGGAGACCCCGACCCATCTAATTATAAAACGGGGTTTGATGGTGCGGAAGATATAAAAGACTGGTTCCAGAGAGACAAACCTGATGATTGGAGGCAACGTGACTGAAGACTGGAGAAAAGCATCAAACAAAGCAATTGCTGACAACCTAATTAGTAGTATCGCAGAATTATTGGATGCTGATGTAAAACATTACATATGCTGCGATAGGACTACTCAACATGAAAGAATTGTGATAGAATATAACCATCAAAAGAAATGACAACTCAAGCGTGGATTTACAGTAACGGTAATCAAGAATGTGAGAGAGCTGCTATGCTTCTCGCAAGTATCTACAGTGGCTTTCATGAGTATCTTTTGAATAAAGAATTTACTGAAAGTCAATTCCGAGCAGAGTTTGGAAGTGAAGCAGAGTATCCTCAGATTGCAATCGGAGTTAATCATAGAGGATCACTAAAAGAAACCCTCCAGTACCTTAAGACAAAAGAAGTTCTATGACTGACGACTCCAAAGATGCTAAACGCAGGAGAGCACTTAATCTCTTCATTGAAAGCGTAATCAAACCTGATCATGAACTCAGAGGAGATGCTCATAGTCAAGAGTGCTATCATGAGTTGATGGAGGTCAGAGACGAGATTCTCAACTATCTCAGAAAAAGATAGAGCTTGACTAAATAAGATATGGAGTCTATAATTGACTCATCGTTCATCCCACTTCGGTGGGACGCAAGTAAGTCGCGGAACGGATCGTTCATCCCTTCGGGGACGCAAACGACTGAAGGAACGGGAAAAAACGGATCCAGCGAAAGCTGAGAAGGTTAATTTTCACCCAACTTCAGGAGACCTACAATGAATACACTTACACTGATCAAGAAGCAGATTGAAAAGCAGTCTGCACTGCATGACGCACAGATCACTCTCACCAAATATCGTGGTGTAGATTGTGAAGTACGTAAGGAAGCAAAGGAGTCTCATGGCACCTTCTGCTACCGTGGTCGCACCTACACCAAGTGAGGCAATTATGCAAGCACTACAAATCACAGGACTAGTTACCTTGGCATGTGTTGCTGGAATGACATTATTGTACGGTGAGATTATGCTCCTCCAAAAAACCTGAGGGAGATATAAATGCTGAAGATCAAACTTTATTATGATCTTCCAGAATATAATCAAGAAATCCATGATCCTGATAGAGTCTTTAGATTCTTGACTTATCGTGGATGTTCTTACGCTAAGTGGGTTAACTTAAAGTCACGAAGCGGTTGTATAGATAACTGGAAAGTAACTAAATGAGGACCTTGACGAGTCCTCTTTTTTTGTGTATGATGGGAGGGTAACCTCCCATTTTTTGTATGGACAAAGAAAAACTTAAACTTATTGTGAGGAACCTAAAATCTCTTGTTGAGGTTTTAGAGAGTGAAGTTTATTCTGATCCCGCTGCATATGTGGATAAGCGGGAGAATTTTGATGATGAATTTTATCCACTTGCTGACTACGACGAAGTATTTGAAGACGACGATGACTGATACCCCAACTAAATTGATTAGCGTAACACCAGACGCAGAGAAACATATGGCATACTGTGCTCGTGTTTCTAACCCCTCTAACCAAGATAATGAGAAGTTCTCCGGTCTTCTCAAGTATTGTGTAAAACACCAGCACTGGAGCATCTTTGAGCAGGCATACATGACCTTAGAGATTAATACCACCAGGGGTATCGCGGCTCAAATTTTGCGTCATAGGAGTTTCACATATCAAGAATTTTCACAACGCTATGCTGATTCTTCCTTACTCTCGAAGACGATCCCTTTACCTGAACTCCGCAGGCAAGACACCAAGAATCGTCAGAATTCTATTGATGATATTGACCCGTTTATCAGGCAGAAATTTGAGATGAAGATGCAGAGACTCTTCTCTCAATCTATGGACCTTTATCAGGAAATGCTTGATGCATCGATTGCAAAGGAGTGTGCTCGCTTCGTGCTTCCCCTCGCAGTGCCCACTAAAATCTACATGACGGGTTCTGTGAGGTCATGGATTCATTACATAGATTTGCGCTCTGCTAACGGCACACAGAGGGAGCACATGGACATTGCATTGGATGCAAAGCGTATCTTTTGTGAGGAGTTTCCTGCCGT